AGTTAGACGCTACGGGTACGCACTGCCAACTTGCCCTCTTTCATTGCTGCCTGTGCATTGGTTGTCGTGGTGGTTTGCCTTCGGGCATCGTTTACAGCCGCAAGTTGGGCATAAAATCATGCGTTGGTGTTCTTCCTTGTCAAAAATGTATTCTTTGTCAGCATCACGCAATCTTATACACGTTCGGCAACCACACAGTTTATCGCTCATATAATCCTCTCAATTTTCACCACGCTTTCTAACTCTCATTCAAGCCGACACTACCCTAGCCTAGTTTTGTAATAAGTCAGGGGTGGTGCGGCTTAATTTAATCAGTTAGATTCTTTTAGTCTTCTAACTTTTTTATTGCTGCAACAATATCTTCTTGTACGTCATAACAACTCTCTTCTGAAAGTCTATCAGCAGCACAGGCGATATTTGTTATTGCTTTTTGATAAGAAATGTTTGCATCTCTGAATTGTTTGGCCACACTTGCCAAGTGCTTAATCAAAAAATCAGGATTACAAGGCGCAAGGCGACTTTCTTTTTGCGCGCTTAAATAGTCATCTGCCATTTCTAAAAGCGAATCTAACTCAGCATTCAAGTCCGATGCAGCCTCAGCCGCTTGTGTAGTGTTTTCTGTCATGGTATCACCTGTATTTTAAAAGTTTTCGGGGCTGCACGGCTTAATGCACATAGTTAGGCATCCACTCTTGCTATAAAGCACGCATTTTCAATATCTGCAAAACCGCGTGACTTTTTACCGCTCAAAGGGCTTTGTCCAACTTCACACATCGGGGCTAAGTCACAAATTAGGTTGTGGAACTTATCAAAACTAATTTCGTACTTGTCAAATAATGCCTGTTCTACGGCATCACTATCGTATTCGTCGCCAAGTTCACAAAGTTTAGCTGCCAGTTCTTCGGCATCAATCCAGTCAATTTTCATCATTCACCTCTACGTCAAAAATTCATCGTTAAAAATGCCTAACTCCCGTTCAAACCGACAAACACCCAGCCAGTTACGGTGTAAAACAAATGCCGCTAAGGTGTTTGCGGCTTAACTTAGTCAGTTAGGTTTGCTTTTCACTCTTAAAAGCAATTACGTTTTTAAGTTGCTCATCCACACCGCCTTTTTCTACAAAATCACGCCACATTTTGTAATGCGTCTCGCAATAATGTATATCAGGACTTACTTCTTTTGCGTGTTCTTCGCACATATTCCTGTCACAAGTTTTGCCATCGCCTACAGGATAATCACACAAAAACTCACTTACGCCGCCACAATCAGCACAATGTTCACCAAAATCACCACATAAAAAGAAAACACTATCACCAGTCCAGCTCTTTGCCTCCTTGTATTTTTCGTAACTACCTAAAAATCCAAGCTCTTTTTGCCATAATCTGTAATCTTCAACACTTGTGGGTTTGCTTTTCATTGTATAGCATGGCATGGCCTTGTACTCGCAACCTAACTCACGCTTCAACAACGACAAGCACTCAGCCGTCAGCGTAAGTATTAAATTGTTAGTGCTTGCGTGTTAAGCTCAGTAGTTAGATACTACTCCGCAAAACCTGCTAAATTGACTGGCGGCGTTTTTAGTCGCAAATCTTCTTGTCGCCATAAAATAGCTGTATCAATTTCAGTAAGTGCAACCGCTAATTCACGCGATGACTTGCCGCTATCACGCTCAATTAACAACAATGCACGCGCCTCTCTTAATTTACCTAAAACTTCGTCAAACATTTTGCATCTCCGCCACTAAAAAAGGTGTGGCAACCTATAATTCATCGTTAAAAGTTAGCGTATCTAACTCCTGTTCAAGCAGATAAAGCCTCAGCTAACTATGCAAGTCTGCTTTTGTGGGGCTTTACTGCTTAACTTAGTCAGTTAGGCTTTTGCTAGTGATGCTTTTAACTTATTGTACTCATGTTCAACACGCCACAATCGCAGTCTCTCTAATGCCTCACATCTTTCACAACGAGGTAGCAAAAATATAGCACCGCAATTATATAAATTCTCATCATTGCAGCTACTTTTGCTGTGTGTCGGAAAAACGTTGTTAATCTTTTCTAACGTCTCATCCAATATGCGTTCAATTTCACTAGGTAGTATCATAAACTTCAACCTATAATTCATCGTTAAAAATGCCTAACTCCCGTTCAAGCAGATAAAAACCTAGCCTATCATCAATGGTTTTAATGTCGGTGTGGTTTTTACTGCTTAACTTTGTCAGTTAGGTTTTTGTCTTTACATAATTTGCCATTGCATTTTTTAGGTGTGGCAATGGGTCAATTTTATGAATCTGTTTGAATTGCTCTATTACATGAATAAGCTCTTTTAAGTCTTTTATCGGCTGTAATCTTTGGCTTAGTATTTCAATAGAGTTTCTTTCTGCTAGTTGTATTTGCTCAAGTGTTGCCATAATCAAATCCTCTAAATTTTCATCACAAACCTAACTCAGCATTCAACAGGATAACGCCCCATGCTGAGTTTTTGTTTAAGTTGTGGTAACATCTCACGGCTTATAGCGTGGGCGTTACCTGTTAATGCTATAGTTAGATTTCTTGCAGTTGCTTGGTCGTAATTGCAATGTCTGTGCGAGAAATACAGACTGGTATAAGTTCGCTGTCTTCTGTTAAATCTGTAACAGGCATTAAGTCAGCCCCATCTTGCGGCATAAATGCAATATGACGCACACCGTTAAAATCATAGTTATCATATAAGTAAACCAAACACTTATATGGGTCTCTGGGTGAAGTGATTAAATAAAATCCATCGGGTAAACTTTCTACGTTTTTCATCTTAAAGCCTCAATCTAACTCAGCAATCAAGTGGGAACGCACCCCAGCCGATTATTGAGTCATTGTTTAGTTTGTTGGCAACATTGCCATTTTTACAGTCAAAGAGGGTGCGTCCCCTTATTGCACGGTAGTTAGATTTCAATTAGTGCCGAAGAAAAACAACCAATCGCCATGTTTCAACTTCATGCGTGAGTCAGGGTTTGCGCTTAATACTTGCACCCAACCATCATATTCATATACAGCCGACAGATGCTCATGGATTTTTTCGTGACACTCCTTAATTTTGTTTTGCAAATCGGCTTTTACTGCAAGTTGCGGTGCGCGGCCTGCCGTGCTTGCATAAGAAACTGCGAGACTTTCATTAAACTCAAGTCCAGACTCTTTAATTTCTGCAATCACTTCTTTTTGCTTTTCTTCCCACCAATCAGCGCGGCCTTGGCGGTACGCTTTCTTTTCTGTCGCAGCAGCAGCCAAAACAGATGCGGTGTATTCAAATTCCCAATCAATGCGGTTTGATTTTGTGTTAACGTTAAAGTTCATCGTAATTCCTCATCTAACTCGCGCTTCAACAGGGAAAACGCCCCAGCCGATTGCAGAGTTATTTATTAAGTTTTTGGCAACATTGCCACTTTTTACAACAGTCGGGGCGTTTCCCGTTAAGCTAGGTAGTTAGGTTTTAATTTAAGTCGTCAGGGTGCTTTTCAAATAGTCGAGCCATAGGCACTTGCAAAGCATCGCGCAAGGCTTTTAACTCACCCTCTAAATACGCAATTCTTGCCTTATCTTCGCTCAAGCCTTCATTAAATATCTTTTCAGCAGTTTCGTAACTTTCATTATCAACATAACTCAAAGAGCTATAGCCGCTTAGGCTATAGCCGATTAGCTGTGCAAATTGTTGACGGTCTTCTTTGCTAAAGGTCAAGCAAGCTATTTTATTTAAGTCAACGCCGCCATTGTCTAAAATATATTGCACAATAGCGTTTGGTTTAAAACGTAAAACACCTTTTTCGTCATAAGCCAATGGTTGCATTGGTTGGTTCATTGTCAGTATCCTCTTATTAAAAATATACAACCTAACTCTTGCATCAACAGCGACAAGTACCCAGCCACTTATCATGCAAAACCATAATCTTTGTGGGTACTTGCGCGTTATGCGGGTAGTTAGATTTCTATCTGTTTGGGAATTTCCAAATAGTAGCTGTTTACAATTTCTAATCGCCCAAGCCTTTCTTGTAGCTGTAATAACTCGTCAAGGCTTGATATTTCAACAACTCTTTCTGTTGATTTTTGAATCATATCACAGGCAATCATGCCGTTTTCTTCTCTATGGTTTTTTCCTTTTTTATGCCAGCTATCAAACCAATGGTATTTTTTAGCCTCATCTAATGTTGCAACAGTTCGCCTGTCAATGTAAGTCAATTCTTCTTCTTGTTCTCCTTCAAGAATAGAAGAAATACTCTCATGCACTATAAATTTCATCGCAATCCCCCAATCTAACTCACGCTTTAACAGTGACACCACCCCAGCCACTATCTAAGCATTAAAAAATAAAATGATTCATTAGCACAGGCTTATAAACGTGTGGGGTGGCGCACGTTAAGCTCAGTAGTTAGATGCTTAATGAAACATACGCGGAATAGTGTTACATAAAGTATAAAAATCAACTTCATATACTTTAGGTATTTTTACATTATGAGCATATATTCTCCAGTTTTCTATATCTGATTGATTGTATAAAATTTCTGTAATGTTCTCATAAGTTGCTATAGACAAATCTAAAGCCGCTAATTCGTTATAAGTCATACGCGAACTAACACTATCCCAACCCGTAAAAGCATAATAGTGTTTATGTTTCCACCAATCTAATACAGTTAGTATTTTTTCTCTAATTTCTTTTTTTTCTTCACTCATTGCTATATCCTCATCTAACTCACGCTTCAACAACGACAAGCACTCAGCCGTCAGCGTAAGTCATAAAATGTTAGTGCTTGCGTGTTAAGCTCAGTAGTTAGAGCTTGCTTCTGTCTCTACTTGCAAACGCGCCAAAATAAATTAAAACAATAGCTGGTACTGTTATAAACCAAGTCCAATTCGGGGCGTAAACCCAAAGCAAATAAATTATCCAGCACAACGAAAAAAGACCAACAATTTCAAATGCTCTTAAAACGTTCCCCTCAATTGTAATTCTTTTGTTGTCTAAGCTCATCTTTCATCTCCTGCACTTTATCGCAATACCTGCCACGCTTCTAACTCTACGTCAAGTGCGACAAATACCCAGCCAACAATGGCTTATCTTTTGACGTTTGTGATTACAGTTTTCTGCATAAATAGGCGCGGGTATTTGCGCCTTACGCACTTAGTTAGATGTTTATTTGTTTAAAATAAGCATCTTCTGCTTTTGCCCAAAAATAAGAATTGCTTGGTGGCCATCTGTTTTTTAAACAGTAATCCATTTTCCAGTTCCATTTATCAATAAAACTATGCTCATGTTTAATTATGCTGCTCATTGCTAAACTCCATCGCCAAAATAAAAACACATCTAACTCTCATTCAAGCCGACACTAACCTAGTTTATTATGTTTGACTGTTTACGTCAGTCACTCGGCAATAAGTATCTGCCACAGCATCACGCGGCTACAGTCATCAGGTTCTAGCACTGGTACTGCAAACAAAAACACGCATTAGCTAGACATAACGTGTTTTTGAGTCGTGATTTTTTATTTACACATCATTACATCATCTGTTTTGATGCGTTTTGCTTCTTGGCTTTTGGCGTACTCATAATCGCCTTGACCTGCGCAGCCCATAAAAATCATAAACACAGCAAACAGGCAAAACGCCTTTTGGTTATCGCTCATTTATTAACTCCTGTGCAGCGTTTTCTGCTGCATTATTTTCAGCAAACAATTCAATTATTTTTGCATCACGCGCCAACAACATCGCCTTAAACTTGGTGCGCTCAATAGCGACACCAAACGAAATAACCAAAATACCCGACAAAATAAACAGTTCCATCTCGCTCTCACTCGTTATAGTTAATGTGTTGACTCGCATCAACATTGGTTGTTTTGTGGCTTGCTTGCCACTTCTCAAAATCTTTTATTGCCTGTTCGCGTTTTTTTTCATTTTCCGCTTCACGTTCTGCTAAGGTCAACAGTTCGGGATAGTTTTCGCGCATCTTGCGAATGCGATACGCAAAAACCTTGCGTGTGGCTTCTGCTTGTGCGTCAGTCCAACCGTGCATGAAGTTGAATTGGTGCATTTACGCCACCTCTTTTACAGTGACTTTTTTAATATCGCAATTAAAACCGCAATTGATAGCCAAGTGCTTAGACAAACGTACAGCCGTTACAGCATCGGCGGCTTGGTGTGATGATTCAAAAGCAGGGCTTTTACGACCATAAGATAAAGTCACTTTATAAGTTTTGTAGCTCATTTTTTTATCTCGCTATGTTGTGTTTTGATGAGCCTATCTTATCACACTCAAAACTAAAAACAATAGACAAATGATAAATAAATGATAGACAAGTAATATAAAAGGCGATAAAGTAGCCTTGTCTTAACTGGAGTATGAAAACATGACAACAAGCGAAGTAATTGAACAATTGGGCGGTTGCCGCGTGGTAGCCGACTTAATGAATGAGGACTATCAAGCTGTTTATCGTTGGTTTAAAGCAAACAAAGTGCCTGCTTGGAAGTTGGTGCGTTTTGTCGAAATGGCTAACCAAAACGGTCTTAGTATTAAAGTGGTGGATTTGAAATGATTAAACTGCTTAACTGTGATTGTATGGAGTATATGGCAACTGTGCCTGATAAGTATTTTGACCTTGCGATTGTTGACCCGCCTTATGGGATTAAAATAAACATGAACCAAGGCAGAAGAAAAGGCCAAATATTGAAACACGCCAAAAAATCGTGGGACAACGCTCCGCCAAACAAAGAATACTGGGAGTTACTTAAAAAGAAATCAAAAAATCAAATTGTATGGGGTGCTAATAATTTTGAATGGTTACCCCCACACAATGGCTGGATTGTGTGGGATAAAGACATAACTGGTGCTGTTGATTTTTCAAAAGCCGAGCTAGCTTTTAATTCATTAAAAAACACAATCTCTATTATTAAAATAAGGGCGCAAACAGGAGTGGAAATATATACAAATAAAATACACCCGACTCAAAAGCCAGTTGCATTATACGAATGGCTTTTAACAAACTATGCCAAAAAAGGACAGCGCATTTTAGACACGCATTTAGGCAGTGGCTCAAGTGTCATAGCCGCCCACTATTTCGGTGTTGATTTTGTGGGCTGCGAGTTGGACAAAGACTATTTTGAGGCTGCCAAAGCTAGATTTGATATGGCCACTAAACAGATTGCAATGGAGTTATAACATGACAACCATAATCAGCATCATTATTTTTAGTTTTGCTTTTGCATTTTACTTTGCTCGTGGACTTAAATAACAGGCAACAAAAAACCCTGTTTTTAGGCAGGGTTCTTTGTAAATCAAAACACACATAGCGAGGTGATTATTGCCGAGTTATGGCAAAAAGTAAAGCCCCATAAGAGGGGCTTTTTATTACATCAAAACGGCAGATAATCCCAGTATTCGCAATCATTTCTTGAATAAACAAAATCAGCAGGGACAAAGCCATGCTTAAAACATTCATTCTTTTTTGCGTTAAAGTTTGAACACTCTACGCACCGATGTTTCAATGCTTCTTTAATCTCAATCAGCTTTATTTTTAAAGCGTCATATTCTGCTTTATGGTTCATACTTTGCTCCAGTACCGTTTTTTAACTTCGGTATATTTTGACGGTAGAATGTCGATAGCTTCAATGTTATACTGATAATGTGAAGCAGAATAATCACTAAAAAAATAACTCATTATTCTTTCGCCTGTTAATTCTGCGCGATTCCAATTTACGCGGCTTAATTTATTAAAAAACACTTTAGTCTTTTTTAACCCAATCTCGCTATGAAGCGGAGTTAGCCATTCGTAATACTCAGCTAAACCACAATGATAAGTCACTTTGATACTGTCAGGCTTGCCTTTTTTCTTGTGTATCTTAAAACTCACGCGGTCAACATCTACACGCTGTACCTTACGTTGGTCTGATAATACCGCACCATCATAAGCGTTTAAGTCTAGTTTTTTATCAGGCTCACGCTCAAAAACAAAACCACATTCGGGACACTCACGGGCGGCAGCGTGTAGGATTGTATCGCATGACGGGCATTCTTTAGAGGGTGCTTCGCCTGTGCCTTCGCCCTTGGCCTTGACTGTCACATCATCAATGCAGCCGTGTCTTAACACATTACCGCCATAGTCTAATAACAGGGCATTCTTTTTGTTAGGATATAGCCGCATGACACGTCCAACAATCTGCACATAAAGCGCAGTTGACTCGGTAGCGCGAATCAAAACACACATATCAGCAATGGGGAAATTAGAGCCTGTCGTGAGTATGTTTACATTAACAAGGCATTTTAAATGGCCATGTGTGAAGTCATCTAAAATATATTCATTATCGCTTTGCGAGTGATAGCAAGCCGCATTGATACCGTGTCTAATTAACTCGGCTGTAACCTGTTCGGCGTGTTCGATTGATACGCAAAAAATTAACCATGCTTTGCGGTTAGCACCATGTTTTACAATATCAGCGACAATCTCTGTCGTTTTACTCATGTATAACGATTCAAGCGCACTATCTAAAAACTCACCGCCTTTGTGTTTGACCTTGCTGACATCAACTTTAACTCCGCCACTGTTGGACACAACAGGGCATAGATAGCCGCGTTTAATAAGTAACTTAACATCAATTTTATAAACGACACGCTCAAAAATAGGCGTGTCCCATTGCGTCAAGTAACCACTATCTAAGCGGTATGGGGTGGCGGTTAAGCCTAAAATTTTTAGATTAGGATTAACGTTTTTTAGGTTGTTAATGAGTTGGTGATACTGTCCTGCCTCGCTCGGTGCAACAAGGTGACATTCATCAATGATAAGTATTTCATAGTACTGAATTGTGGCGTTGGCAATGCTTTGAATGCCTGCAAAAACTATTTGCGCGTCCTGTGTTTTTTGGTTTAACCCTGCACTATAAAATCCCGTATCAGCATCGGGTAACAGGTTTTTTAACTCCGCCTCGTTTTGCTCTAATAGTTTTTTGCGATGCGTGACAACCAAAACGCGCACGTCATGCGTTATTGAGTCATGGCATATTCTGCCAATGATTAAACTTTTACCTGCTCCGCATGGTGCTTCAATAATGCAGCTTGTGCCATTTTGCCAGTAGGCGTAAGCACTTTGTACCGCGTCATGCTGATAATCTCTTAATGTAATCATGTTTGGCTTCTCGGTTGCGTGAGACGCTATGCTCACGCTTTAGGGAGTGGTTTATTTTTGGCTTGGCAAATGCTTTGCAAACTCCGACCACAATAACGGCATTGTTGGCGGCATATCGTAGCGATTCTTTGCAACGTAGGCAGGGTTAGAGCTAAGGTTTAAAATGCGCTCGCCTGTGCTAATTGCGCGGTTACGGTCTTCATTAAAGCCTTTGCCTTCGGTGATTTTGATAATCTTTTTCAGACTTGCATAACCAATAACATCGGCGAACTCACGGCATAAAGCAGCAGCTTTTTTATGTAGTTTTAGGTCGTGCGTGTCGAATGTGAGATATTCGGGGTCTTCTACTTTGTTGACCTGTGAATGAGCCGTCATAATCACAAGCATACCTTTGTCACGGCACTTGTTTAGCTCGTCAAAGAAATACGACCAAAACACTAACGCCTCGTTATAGCCTCGACCATAGCCGATTTTTTCAATGGTTGGCACTTTGTTATCACTGCAAACCTGTTTCCATATAAGCGTTTCTAGCCAGTCTAGGCTGTCAATCACTACGGTTTTAAAATCGTGTTCTTCATTGGCCAAACTGTCTAATGCTTTCATCACGTCAAGATAAGACTCGGCAAGGGGGAAGCATGGTACATCAATCTCACCTAAGCCGTCTTCGGTTTGAATAACGATTGGATTAGGTGCAGACGTGGCGAATGTAGTCTTGCCTAACCCTGATTCGCCATAAACAATCACACGTTCGGTTTTTGCTTTATTGCGTTTAACGCTATTTAAAAATGACATAATCACTACTCCATAAATTAAAAAAGCCGCCACAGTGGGCGGCTAACGTGTTGTTATTTTTGCCAAGGTTTTTTGGCAGGGGCGGCAGGGGTAGCAACCTTTGGCGGTGGTGGCGGTGTGAAGTCTGTGCCTTCATCGGCTTTATATCCGCCAACATCATTACTAGCGTCATACTCACCACTGGCAGGGCGAATCTTGACTTTAATCATTAAGGGCTTATCGTGGAGTTCTTCGCTAGATTTTGGCGACATAACACCTACGGCGCGGCAGATAGCGGCAAGGTCTTTACGCGCAATATCAACAGCTTTGTCATTTGCGTTTTTTAAGTTAAGACGGGCAAATACAAGGCGGTTTTCGTATTGACCTTCAATAATTTGTAAAGTTAAAGAAAGGTACTCACCGTAGCCGTCACGGGTAGGCTTCATCTCGCTATTGCTGATAATAGCCTTATACCAACCCGCAGGGATTGGGTCAAAAGATGATGATGGTTCGATTTCTTCGGCGTTGAAATTGTAGCTTGATAAGTTGCTCATGGTTTTGTCTCACTTGGTTAATTGGATTCACTGGGCTTCATTGTTTCGTGTTCCAGTGATTGACATATTAGTCATAAAGTTTTATTGTGTCAATCACAAACTGTTTAAAAGGTGAAAAAATGCTAACTGTTGAACAAATTAAAAAACTATTAGAAGACAGACATTTGTCTGTTGTTGCTAAAAAAGCAGGAATAGGCGAGGCGACAATTTTCCGATTGGCTAAAGGTAAAAATGTTGCTTATCCTACTGTTAAAAAACTCTCTGACTATTTAGAAGGACAATTAGAAAATGCAAAACAATAAAGAAGCAGCGTCAAGTTATGTCGCTCATGGTTTTAAATTGTGCTTAGTGCGTGGCAAAAAACCGTTTCAAGATAAGTGGGAACAAAATCCAGTTACTGATTTAAACTTGTTTGACCATAACGGCATTGGTTTAATTCACGGTTTGAGCGGTACTTGTACGCTAGACATTGACAACATCGAACACTCACAAATTGCACTTGGGTCCGTAGGCGTTGATTTGGCGCAATTGATGCGCGATGGTGTGCGAATTGAATCAGGCCGCGAGAATCGCTCTAAATTGATTTTTAAAGCACCCGCAGGTATCGAGTTGAAACGCCATGCTCTTAACTGGCCAAGCGAACACAACCCAAAAGAATCGGACGTTGTTTTTGAGTTGCGCGGCGGTTTAACACAGGACGTTTTACCGCCATCTATTCACCCAGATACTGGCAATCCTTATTTGTGGGTGGGTGATTGGTCAAACTTGCCAACATTGCCGCCTGAATTATTGAATATTTGGACGCAATGGGATATTGCCAAAGATGTGCTTAAAAGTGCGTGTCCGTGGCATATTGAAAAAGAGGACTATAAAGCACAATCCGCACCTGTGCGCGTGTTTAATAGTGATAATGATGTGATTGGTACGTTTAATAAAAGAATGCCACTAGCGAGCATTTTAGGCAATTATGGCTATAAACGTATCACCAAAACACGGCTATTGAGTCCACACTCTAAAAGTAAATTGGCAGGTTGTATTTTGTTGACAGGTGAGGGTGTAGATAAGGTTTATATTCACCATGCAAGCGACCCGTTAGGCGATGGTTACGCACATACGGCATTTGGTGTGTATTTGTATTATCAACACAACAACGATTTAAAAGCAGCAGTAAAAGAGGCGGCTTTGTTGTTAGATATGGATTACAAAAAACCGCCCGAAGATGAAACGTTACTGGAACAGGGCAAGGTAATCGGTGATGCGTTTTTAAGTGCCAATGTTGTCGAGTTAAAACCTGTGCAAGTTGACAATGTAAAGATTGATTGCAGCTTGCCAGTTGAAGTATTAAACGAGGTGGCGGCATGGATTAAAGGGCAAATAGGCACAGCCCCGAAGTATTCTATTGTGCAAGCGACTTTATCATTTGCCTGTGCAATGGCGAGCCGTTGTGTACGTTTAAAAGACGGTACAAGCTCAAGCGCGTTTTTGGCCATTGCAGCAGACTCGGCAGGGCAGATACAGCCGCTCAAGGGCATTTTAAACAGTGCAATTGATGCGTGTGGTGATAGACAGATTATCCGTGGGACTAAAATTAGCGGTTCGACCTGTTTGCACAAACAATTGCTTATGATGCCGCGTATGTTTTGGGCGACAGATGACTACGCAACCATGATTAACTTTGGTAAAAAACAGCAATCAGGCGCAATACAAGGCGCGTTAAGTGCTATCAATGAGGTTTATCTAAACAACACACTGTATTTAGATAAAGACAGCATAGGCGCGAATTTTGGCAAAAAGGATGGGGACGGTGATAAACATATCTCGGAATATAATATCTATCGCCCTTCTTTAACTATGCTCAGTTTAATGAGTTACAAACACATTGATTTTGTCGCACAGCGTGACCAATACAGCATCGGTAGCCTACAGCGTTTAATGATTGCAGATGGTGGCGACAGCGTAACGTGTGAGCGAGACTTTGATGCACCATTTCCAACAAATGTTAAGGTTGTTGTTGCTGCAATCAAAAACACAGGCGGCGATTTTATTGATATTGCATCGATGAATCCGACCCAAAAAATCGCCGTCTTTGATTGCGACAACACCGCCACCTTGTTTACTCATGCGCTAAACCGCATTAAGGCCACTTGTAGCAGCGATGAGCGTAAGGACTTGGTAGGCGTGGCTTTAGGGTGGTGCGGTAGTTTTAAGCGTTTATGCGTGGCATTGGGTGCGTTTAATAAACCAAGCCAGCCAACTATCAACGAGTCCATTGTGCAATGGTGTAGCAATTGGATTGTGTTTCATTTAGAGAAGTTACTCTCACGATTAGAGATTAACGGACTAGATGAGGAGATAGGAATTGAAGAGGAAGTTCTAAACGTTGTATATGATTTTGGCAAAAAAGGCGCATCAAGCCGTGACATTGGCAGAAAACACAGAGCATTTAGAAACATGGACGCGGTGCAAAAACTAGAACTATTGGCCAAGCTGCAAGGTCAAGAGAAAATCATCGAAAAAAAGGAGGGCAAGGCTGTTCGTTATTTTATGCCTGTTTTCTTTAAAAGTGATTGCAATAACGCGTCTAAATAAGTTAATGTTGAAGGGCTGGAATGATTCTAGCCCTATCTTTTTGCACCCTGTGCCGTTTCTATAAATTGGGACAGCACTGGGACGGGACTCACGCTTACAGCCGCAAGGGCTGCAAGAGAAACGTCCCAACGTCAACGTGACCCACTACAAAAACAAATTTAGAAAAATTTGTCGTCTTTTAACAAAATCCACTAAAAACCTTAATACAATGCTCTCTCTCTGTAAGTAATATATATATATATATAACGCGGGACATTACGTTGGGACGATTCGACTCTAGCCTTACAGCCGCAAGGCTTGCAGCCGTCCCACTAATTGACATAAACATAAAAAGCGGGACGATTCTATAAAACTTATATAAAAATGATTCTTTATAAGTAAAAGTTATTATAAAACACACACTAAAAACGCGATAATAACAAGGCGGCTAGGGTAGCTCCCGAAAAGTGAGAGTCATTCACTCACAGCCGCTTCAATTCTTGAATGATTGCCAGTAATGAAGGCCAACAATATGAAACTTACTCCAAAGCAGCAAATTGCTTTTAATACTATTTGCGAATGTATAGCCAACAAACAACCCGTGTTATTAACTGGCTTTGCAGGTACAGGCAAAAGTACAACCATCGCCACCGTTATAAAATCGCTGTCTCACAAACTTATCACCATAGCTACGCCAACACACAAAGCGGCTGCCGTGTTATCTGCCATGCTTGAGACAAACGGTATTGTTAGCGAAAACGTGAGAGTCACGACAATTCACAAAGCATTAGGCAAGCGTCCACAGCGTCAAGGTGGCGGTACAATGACGTTTAGCCGACCCACTAAAGAAATATACGGGATTTTGATTATTGATGAATGTTCGATGATTGATGGGGAATTGTTTGATGATATTAACCAAGCAGCACCAACAGCCAGTATTGTTTATGTTGGCGACCCTGCACAGTTACCACCTGCAAGCGGTAACGGCGCACTAAGTCCCGTCTTTGCGTCAATCGCGCATAGAGCGCATTTAAGCGAGGTTATTAGGCAGGGTGTAGGTAATCCCATAATTGACCTTAGCGAAGCATTACGGCGCGTTATGGAGGCCTGTGTGCATATTACCGTGGGAGATGTTGTTGAGATGGTTAATGAGTACGACAAAAACGCCGAAAAAATTGGCATGATTGCAAAAAGCGAGATTGCCGACTATTGCGCCGATGCAATTAAAAACGGTTTAGATTGTCGGTATCTTGCGTATCGTAATGACACAATCGACAAACACATGACTGAGATTAGGCAGCAGTTACACGGGCGAGACGTACAAGGCTTTGTTGTTGGTGAGCCAGTGACATCATTAACAGGCATACAAGGCGTAATTAACAACAATCACGAGGGCAATATAACCCACATCGGCGAAGTCACAAAATTACACGGGATTACCTGTTGTCCTGTTACCCTAGATGATGAGTTGACAGTTTTTGCCGCGATTGACATCAAAGAAAAGCAAAACCGAGAAATCGGATTTTTTAGACTGTTTGAAAAGTTTAAAGCACAAGCAGGACTAACAACCGATTTTAAAACAAAAGCCGATGCCCTTGAAAAATCACTAGAGGCAAGCGCACACGGCTATAAAATACGCGATGAAATAGCCGAGCTTAGGCCATGTGTCGCGTCAACAGTACACAAGGCACAGGGAAGCACGTTTGATGTTGCTATCGTTGATGTTGCAGACATACTCACAATGCGTAATCGTAGCGAGGCTTTGCAGTGTTTGTATGTTGCAGTAACACGTCCTAAAACTTATCTAATTTTGGTTGTATAACATGACACTAAAAACAATGATTGATAAAGCCATATCAAAGCAGCCGCTCATTAAACCATCACGCACTAAAAAAACCACAAAACACACTGAGGCAAACTATCAGCAACAGGTTGTAGAGTGGGCAAAGTGGGCATATAAAACGGGTAAATACCCGAATCTAGACTTGCTTCACTGTTCGCTTAACGGCGTTAAATTATCGGCATTACAAGCGATAAAAGCCAAACAACAAGGAATGTTAAGCGGCATCCCTGATTTGTTTTTGCCTGTGCCAATGGGTGGTTATCACGGTTTATTTATTGAGATGAAAAGCGACAAAGGCCGATTGTCTGAAAATCAGCATTGGTTTTTAAACAAAGTCGAGTTATTAGGCTATAAAACAGCCGTTTGTTATTCAGCAAATGAGGCTATCAAAACAATCGAAAACTACTACATTGTCCCAAACTAACAAGCTAAATTTGCTAAAATGGTTTCGCCGCAAGCATTGGACTAATTACCCAGTGTGAGTCTTACGCCTTAGACGTTGCGGCAATCTTTTTTTCTAAGGCGTATAACAAGGCGTATCAAAAATGATTAACCCAAAAGTATTAGAAATCCTAGACCGCGCTTTGCAAGTTGCCGAAAAGTCAGACAAGCCACAGCAGGACACTATATGCGCGTTGGTTGAGTTGGTGCATTTTTTAGCAAATGAATCTAAAGTCGTGGCGTTATCGTCAAGCCAGCATTATGAGCGTATCAAAAGCGACATGGTGCAAAAAAAGACCAATCCAACTCTTGACATGGATAAAGTCATGGACGTTGAAAAGTTAGGATTATCAATCAATCGTAGTGCCATAGTTTTGGGTGTAACGCCTGACAAATTATATTATTTTATCAATCAGCACGGTATTGAATGGCGCGGCAAAGGCTATTGTTTTAAACGTGGTGAAACTAATCCAAATAGCGACAGACAGCGCGCGTTAGCAGCAGGATTAAAGCCAAATACCGTTATGTACAGAATGTTAAGACGTGGTATCTCGTTTGATGAAGCGTTAGCGATGGGGGCAGTAAAATGAGACCATCAAAGCGCACAATACATTACCGCATCAATGAACTAGGGTGGGACGCTGAAAAGGCGCGAACCACACCGACAACGTGGCAGAAAAAACTTAATGTTGAAGATGTGAAAAAATTATCGACACAAATGTTATCACTAAACAGAGCCGCTACACTCTTTGGCGTGGCGACTCCTACGCTTTGGAGGTTTTGCAAGAATCATAAAATCCACTGGCACAGCGAGGGATTTTTCCCAAAACGCGGCTTTGTGGTTTTAGGGTCATGCAAGGCGATTGCATTAAAAAATGGTCTTAATCCGCGCTCATTGCAACAAAATGCAGAGCGTAACGAAATAACGTTTGAACAAGCTGCCTTGCGAATGATAGCGTACAGAAATAAAACAGGGGCAAAACAATGAGCGATGCAATAAACCCAAAACACTACACACAGCACCCAAGCAAAATCGAGTGCATACAGATTAAACGTATTGTGTCGTCAAGCAGGGGCGATGCTATCAAATACCTGTGGCGATTAGGTCAAAAAGATGACTCACGGCAAGAGTTAAAAAAAGCAGCTTGGTATATTCGTGACGAGTTAAATAACTATCCGATGCGCGATTATTCTAATAATGATTATGCAAAACTTAATCACTTACTAGACACACTCGCTTTATATCAAGACGACAACACGCGCCAGCTTTTTAATTATATTGTGTTTGGCAATCGCATCGGGTTGACTATGGCCTTAGATATGGTTTTGGGGATGATGGAATGATGCAGTCTTTACCTGTGCAAATGCACCCACGTTATAACGAGTTTTTAGAGTTTGTCGGCGTTATCAAAACCGATGCGCGAAAAAACGTAAATGCGCTAAATTTAGCGTTTGATGTTTGGCTTGAAAGCGAAGTTGCACGTTTTTTTGATGATAGACCCGACCCACGAGATGAGCATATTCAAGAATTAAAAAAGGATTTAGACCGTAAACACCGCGAATGTGCAGAGCGTGAACGCCAATGTGCGTTACAGGCTGAGTATATCGCTGAATTAGTGCAAGATGGTACAAACCCTAGCCAAAACAAAAACACGTCAATACAAGCGAGAATAGACGGCATACAAGACGTTTTTATGTTAGCTAGTATCGTACAGCTAAAATATGTGCAGGATATTAGCGAGCCTAATGAGGTTAATTTCAAGGTCAGCATGGCGGGTGGGCATTTTACGCATGGCAAGCCTGAGCAATACCAAGCGTTTATGGATAAATACTTAACGTGGTTAGAGAGTCGATAATGGAGCTAATGTTTGTTGGTGCTTGGTTTTGTTTGTTATTTGTCGGGTTAAGATTGGCTTATGATTGCTTTAAGTAGCAAAAAGCCCGCACTAAGCGGGCAATTCGTCAATCTTGCTTTTTACCCAATTTGCAAAATCGGGTATGTTTTGAAGTTTGCGGAGGCGTTCTAAATCCTCCGCCTTTTGAGTGTTAAACTTAATCACTTTCTGACTAAGTTTAGCACCGTACCGCGTGTCAGCTACGCGGTGGGCTGTGGTGCGGGTGGTCATTAGTGGTTGTTTGCAACTTTATCGCAAGCGTTTTTAATGTCTTGCTCATCTGTTGAGCCGTTTAACAACTCAACAACTTCTTTGTTCATTGTTGCTAATTCTTGGTTTGTGTAGCCTTCAGTGTTGTCTTGAGTAAAGTAGTTCATTTTGATTATCTCGCTAGGTTTGGTTTGATGCCGCACGTCTTAGGTGCGGGGGTGGTTTAGGCATTTAAAGCGGCGTGTAAATCGCCTGCAAACTTTTTAAATGAGCCTGCACCAAACAACATATCAAAAGCAACATTTGCCGCAATTCCTGCATTTGTTAATGTTGTTAATACTGCTGCAAATACTGCATTTTTGTCTGTTGTGCCAATTAACTCGGCTACTTGGTTTAATTGTGCGGTTGTGATTGTGTTCATGTTGTTTCTCGCTGTGTGGTTATCGTCTTGATGTGTTCATTATATATCGGATAGCCGATAGCGTACATATCAATTTAGGCCAACATGAAAATAATTTAAAATAATTTTACTAATCCTTTTTTTAGTCTATGCTAGTAAAAAACACGGGGCTAAAATCATGGTTAGCGAGGGTGTGAGTTTAGATATAATTCAGGGCGTGGCGATTTTTACTAGCAATCTAACTGGCCATGTCATCACAAGCCGTAATCTCAATGATGTTAGAAGCTCAAATGATGATAAGTTTGTTTTGTTGATTCGTGGCTTATCTGAGCGCAAATGGTTTTGTGGATGCCACGAAAGCCAGTTACGCGATTTTGTTAATAATACGATTTAAGGCGGTTTTGATTATGCTAACAGCAGCTAAATGTTTTAAAAAATACGGCGACCCTAAAGCTGAGAAAAGTATGGTTTTGTGGGACGTTCCAAAAGAGTTAGAAGTGGGCGCAATCCCGAAGCGTATTTATTGCAATAAAGACATGGTCAAGCCTTTGACGTTAGCATTTCAAAATCTAATCAATACAGGCGCGGCAAGCGAGTTAAAAACATGGGACGGGTGTTTTAATATTCGCGGCAAAAGAAGCAATCCTGAATCGTACTCGCTGCACTCATGGGGCGTTGCAATTGATGTTAATGCTGCGACTAATGGATATGGTAAAAAGCCGACATTAAGCACAAAGTTTGTTAAGTGTTTTACAGATGCGGGTTTTGATTGGGGCGGGTTGTTTTCTAAACCCGATGGCATGCACTTTCAACTAAAATCAATTTAAAAAACTGATTATATGTTATAATTATCAGGCAACTAGACGGCGGTCGAAAAGTGAGTGGTTCTCACCTGTTGCTTCATTTCAACCACTTTTTCACCAAAAGGCCATTTTATGATTATCGGTATTTATGCTATAAAAAACAATGTAACTAATAAAATTTACATTGGTAAAACAACTGACTTTGAAATAAGAAAAAAAGAACACATACGAAAATTAAAAGCTAAACGACATCACAACAGGCATTTGCAATCATCGTTTAATAAAAACGGGATTGATTCTTTTGTTTTCGATATTATTGAAAAATGTGATTTAGGACATTTGGACGAAAAAGAAAAGTATTGGATTGAATTTTACAAAACAACAAATGATAACAATGGATATAACATAATGAGCGGTGGACAAGGTGGAAAAGGAACAAAAGAGGTCATAGAAAAACAAAGAAAATCACAGGAAAAGAACAAGAAGAAAGTGTATGCTTTTAATTTAAATGGCGAGTTGTGTTTGTCTTGGGATTCAATAAAAGAATGCTCAAAAGATTTATTAGTAAATCCTTGTGATATACGAAGGACTATCACTAAACAACAATACAGTTGTAGGGGGTATATACTGCAAAGTAACAGTACATTTGAAAAAAGAGATTCACCTTCTGAAAGGGCAAAATTAAGAGAAAGAAACTTAGATGGGACATTTAAGAAATTTCCAGCTTTAGAGTTTTAGAAAAGAACATCACCGACAAGGAAGTCTTTAGGCTTGCTCCCCGAATTTACGGAAGCAAGATTAGAGGGGCAACATGGCGGTGGTGCTACCCGTTATTTTTTGCTCAATGAAGACCAGTGTTATTTTTTGCTTACCTTAATGCAAAATAATAACAAAGCGGTTCAGTCCAAACTAAAACTTGTTAAGGCTTTTCGTGATGCGCGTAAACAATTAGCCGAGCGAGATATAGCGCGGTTAGATGGTAAACAAGTAAGGCGATTAGAGACAGACGCAATCAAGCATTTAATTGAGTATGCAAAAGCCAGTGGAAGCTCAAAACCTGAAATGTATTATTCAAACATTACAAAGATGACAAATAATGCATTAGGTATTGAGGCAGGTCAGCGCGACAAAATGGACGCTAGACAATTACAGCTTTTAAAATTAGCTGAAACTATCGTTGAGATTGCTATCCGTGACGGGTTAAAAGCCGAGTTACACTACAAAGATATTTACAGATTGTGCAAAGACCGAGTCACTGATATTTTGATACAGTTAAAGTTATCTTAGAATATCGCTAGGGCAGGAAGCCCCTTTTATGCCGCACACGCGGCTTTTTTATTGCCTAAAATTTATCGTGTGGTATATTGTTAGACAAAACCGATTAGGGGTATAACATGAAGTACATGATTGCAAGACTAAAAGAAGCCTCAACGTGGGCAAGCCTGAGCGCGGCTAGTGCAGCTTTGGCGAGTGTACCCGCGTTTACTGCTCATGCGTTGACAGCCAGTGCCGTGTTTGCTGCTATTGGTATTTTAATGAGAGAGAATGGTAACAATGAGTAATGTCGCCGATTCATCTCAACACCTAGAAAGTGGTTTAAGTATGGCAGTTGCAAAAACATCACCACCTGTGCTTGTTAGTGGGCTAACACTAGCGGGGGTACAGTTGCAGGATTGGCTAATTATGGCAACGATTCTTTATACATTGATACAGATTATTATATTATTGCCAAAGCTGAAACATTCTTTTAGTGAATGGCGAAAAAAATGAAGCCTAATTATTTTGTGATTTATATGCTTTGGGCAATGGTCAGCTTTCCGTTTTTATTGATGTGGGTTTTTGTTAAAGGTTTGGGGTGATTATGCAGTTTCAAGCGGGTAATAAGTTTTGGCTTGCAAGGTCATCTCATGGCCGAAATCCGATTTTTAAAGACGCTGAACAATTGCGCGAGGCTTGCTACGAGTATTTTCAATGGGTTGAAAATAATCCACTGTATGAAGAAAAGATATTTCACAGTCAAGGCGTTATCACCAAAGACACCATAGCAAAAATGCGAGCTATGACTATTGGCGGCCTTTGTGTTTTTCTTGATATTGATAGAACAACTTGGGAAAACTATAGAAATAATCCCGATTTTTTCCGTATCACAAAAGAAGTTGAAGAAATAATCTATAATCAAAAATTCACAGGCGCGGCGGCTGACCTACTAAACGCTAATATCATCGCTAGAGAGTTAGGGTTATCTGATAAAGTACAAAACGAACACACAGGCAAAGACGGCACAGCACTACAGCCGCCTGTTTTCAACTTTAATCCCGTCAAACCTAAAGATGATTAACTTTAGTTATCCCGAAAAGTTACACCCATCATTTGTGAACCTAACAACTAACCAATATGACGTGATTGTTTGGGAGGGTGGGCGAGGTGGTGCAAAGTCTGAGGCTTTGGCCTGTATTGGTATAGCCGAGTCTTTTATTGATGACGGTGTGATTCTATGCTGTCGTGAGATTCAAAAGTCGATTAGCGATTCATTATATGCAACCATCGTTAGCACTATCACCAAATACAAACTAGACAAGTATTTTAAGATTCTCAATAACGAAATAACCAATTTATGCACAGGTTCGCGTTTCATCTTTGCAGGGTTAAAATCAAACATCACGTCTATCAAGTCAATCAATAAATTAAGATGCGTATTGACAGACGAAGCCGAAAACATCACAGACAACTCATGGTCATATCTAAAACCTACGCCACGTTATGGTAAAGTCCGTTTTTATGTTGTGTTTAACCCACGATTCGAGGCAGATGCAACATGGCAACAGTTTGTTGCTCAAAAAGACGAGCGCACATTACATATTACAATCAACTGGCAGGATAACCCGTGGTTTCCTGAGTCGCTAAACAATCAACGTTTACGCGATATGCGCGGCGATGCGGGTAGATATGCGTGGATATGGGGCGGGCAATTCCTAAAAATCAGTGATAACTCTATCTTGGCCAAAAAGCTGAAAATAGAACATTTTGAAGTTAATAACACGTTTAGCACCCCATACATCGGCATAGACTGGGGATTTAGTGTTGACCCTACAGCCATTATTGAGGCGTATATTTTTAACGAGTGCTTGTATATTCGCAATGCTGCATCAAAAGTCGGACTAGAATTAGATGATACCGCGCAATGGCTATTAAACCATGTGCCAAATGTGCTTAAATATACGTCAAGGGCTGATTGTGCGCGTCCTGAGACTATATCAAAGGTTAAAAAACAGATACCATTGATTAAAGGGTGTACAAAGTGGAAAGGGAGCGTAGAAGATGGTATCGTGTTTTTGCAAACATTTAAGAGTATTATCATTCACCCAGACGCTGAATGTTGTTTTGCAGAATTGGCAGCGTATAGCTACAAAACAGATGATAATGATGAACCGACAACCGACATTGAAGACAAAAACAATCATTATGCCGATGCGTTACGATACGCGATTGAACCACACGTTACGCGCAAACAACCGTTACGAATTAACCCCGAATTATTGAGGCGAGCATGAACAAGAGACAACGTAAACAAGTGAGAGTGCAACCATCGCCACCACCAAAAGCAGGGTTAAAGGTGAATCGTGTGTTATTAGCAAATGATAGCAATGAGCCTGTTAATCAGTTTGAGCAATACATACCACCAAGCGGCGTTATTCCTAAAGACAAAGAAAAGGCCGTCTTAGCCATGGATAGCACCGATTATAACTATCTAAACACATCGTTTATGGGGTGGTCAGACACCACGTTTAAAGGCTATCCGTATTTATCGCAGTTAGCTCAACGTCCTGAATTTAGAAAAATGTCCGAAGTCATTGCGCGTGAGATGACCCGCAAATGGATTCGCGTTATTTGTACGGGTAATACTGACAAGTCCGACAAAATTAAACAAATTGAGGCCGAGCTAGAACGTTTAGAAGTACGCGAACGCTTTAGAGAAGCGGCAGAGATGGACGGCCTTTATGGTCGCGGTCAAATCTATATCGACATCAAAAAACCCGATGGTCAGTTAGCAAGCGAGGATTCAGCAGAGCTAGAAACAATCTTACTTATGAGTCCTGCCAAGATTAAAAAAGACAGCTTAGTCGGCTTCAATGTCATTGAGCCGATATGGACTTATCCCGCAGCCTACAATTCCGATAGACCGTTACGCGCTGATTATTACAAGCCTCATAAGTGGTATGTCATGGGTACAACCGTACATGAATCGCGTTTAATGACATTTGTAAGCCGTGAAGTTCCCGATATTCTGAAAGCTGCTTATAATTTCGGTGGATTGGCATTGTCACAAATGGCCGAGCCTTACGTTGATAATTGGATTAGGACGCGAAATAGTGTAGGCGATTTAATTCACTCGTTTAGCCTGTCAGTCTTAAAGACTAATATGCAGGATACTTTGTCGGGTGATTCAGGCGCGGATTTATTCAATCGCATCGACTTAATGAATCGAGTCCGTGACAATCGCGGCTGTTTTGCAATTGATAAAGAGACCGAAGAATTAGCGCAAATTAACACGCCATTATCAACGCTTGACTCTTTACAAGCTCAAGCGCAAGAGCATATGTCGAGTGTGTCCTCTATTCCTTTAGTTTTCTTTTTGGGCATTACACCACAAGGCTTGAACGCATCGAGTGAGGGTGAAATTCTTGTTTTTGAAACAACAATTCACTCATTGCAAGAGTTATTATTTAAGCCAAACCTAAAGAAAGTCTTAGATGTTATGCAATTGTCCCTTTTTGGTGAGATTGATAACGAGATTACTTTTGAGTTTGTGCCATTGCGTGAGATGAACGAAAAAGAACAGGCAGAAATTAGACAAATGGACGCAAACACGGACGCGGTGTTGATAGGTCAAGGCATCATTACACCCAATGATGCTTTGACCCGTATCGCATCTGACAAAAAAAGCCCCTATCATGGTTTAGAATTTAACGATGATACGGATTTAGAAGATGATGAATAAACTCGTATCACCCACAGGCAAGCCGATTGTATTGCGCCCTATTCGCTCAAATGCGCGGATAGAAGCTATTTATCGCAAACGATTGCTTAAACTCGTTAATGAAATGAATGACAGTATTTTATATTGGCTGTCATCGTCATATAAGCAGTTTGATAATGAGATAGCTCAAGACGCTAATCCATTTAAAAAACTGCAACAGATGATGAAAGAGCTATCGAAGCGATGGTTAAGTAATTTAAAAGTCGGAGCGCAAAAATTAGCAGAATGGCACACAAGCCAAACGCTAAACATGACAGACCAACAATTAAAGCAGTCGCTAAAAGATGCGGGTTTTACCGTGCCTTTTAAAATGACGCAATCCATGCAAACAGTTTTTGATGCTCATGTGTCAGAGCAGGTTAATTTAATAACCAATATGACCGTAAACAATTTGGCGCAAATTGAAACACTCGTTACTAATTTCGTGCAAACAGGACGTGACCTAGCCACCCTAACCGATGAATTAAAAACACGGTTCGGCATGACCGAGCGTAGGGCAAAGCTGATTGCAAGAGACCAAAATAACAAAGCGACTCAACTTATCACACGTCAAAGACAGCAGGACTTAGGTATCACACAAGCCGTGTGGAAGCATTCACACGCGGGCAAAGTGCCAAGACCAAGCCATGTTAAAGCTGATGGCAAAATATACGATTTAGACAAAGGAATGTTTTTAGATAATAAGTGGACGTTTCCCAGTGTCGAGATAAATTGCCGCTGTTTTGCGCGTCCAGTCATTTCAGGTTTTATTGATTAGTTGCGCTTAATAGTTTTTAGCTATATATTATCAGTAATTGATTGAAGTTTTTAATTATGAAAAAAGACGTTTTAGCTTTTGATAAGGCAACAGTCCGAAAAGTTGACCAAGACGGCAAGCTCCATGTCGCTATTAGTCACATTACTAAAGCGATGGTATGTCCTTATTTTGGCCACGAAATCCCGAATTATAAAGAATTAGGGTTAGACGCAAACACAGTTTATAACTTATTGCGTGACCCACAAGAACTAGAAAAATCCGCGCATACCTTTAACAAACTTCCTATTTTATCCAAACACGAACCTGTATTTGTTGGTTTAACAGACAAAGACTTCAAGCCGTATTTAATCGGGTTTAGCGGAGATGATGCGGTATATAACGCGCCTTACGTTGATAATAGTTTAGTGATTTATGACAGCGTGGCTATTGCAGCGATTGAACAAAGCGCACAAAAAGAGATTAGTTGCGGGTATCGTTATGTGCCAATTATGAAAAGTGGCAGTTATGACGGTATGAGTTATGATGGTGTGATGACTGACATTGTCGGTAATCATATCGCTATTGTTGAATCTGGTCGGGCAGGTTCGGACGTTGTTGTGGGTGATAAAAACCCTTTTTTAGAGGCTTTTGATATGAGTAAAACGTCACGCAAAGCGGTGGCGGTAAAAGCTGGTTTGAGTGCGTTTCTCATGCCAGTATTAGCCGCAGACGCTAGTATTGATTTAAAAAAGATTGTTGGTTTGCCAAAAGCAAAAACAATTGAATCCGATGCAGACCGTATTGCCAATGCAATCGTGTTGGCAACAAAAGACAAATTGGCAAAAGATGCAGCTATTGACCCTGTTTTGCTTAAAAAAGTAATTCTTTTGGCGGCAGATGCTGAGTCTGACAAAGAAATGGACGAAAAAGAGCCAGTTGCTAAAGACAGCGACAAACGCGATGACGAAACGGACGAAGAATATAAGGCGCGTATGGCTAAGGACGAAGATAAAGATGACGACAAAGACGATGACAAAGTGAGTAAAACCGCGATGGATTCGGCTATCGGTGCAGCAGTTAATGCTGAGCGTCAACGTCAATTAGCTATTCGTCAAGCCGAAAAAGACGTGCATCATGTGGTTGGTGATATTGTTGCACAAGATTCTGCCGAAGCCGTTTATAAATTAGCGTTAGATGCTAAAGAAGTAGATTTAACAGGCGTTGACAAATCAGCATATCGCGCATTGTTTAAGGCTATGTGTACAGTTGGTGAAACAAACAAGCCTAAGTTGGCTCAGGATTCGGCTGTATCTTCGGGTGCTTTCGCTGAATCATTCCCAATGGCAGCTAAAGTTAAAGTGAGAGGTTAATAATGAGTAATTTTCAAACTTCGGTTAATGTTTATCAAGCACCTGGTCGTGAAGGTGGTTTTGCTTCAACAAATCCTCGCGCATCAACTTTAGCGGGTGAAGGTGCATTGATTGCAGGTACAGGCGGCGTGACAGTTGGCCGGTTTGCGTGGGTAGATGCAACTAATACTACTGTTTTAAATACAGGTACAGGCGCACCGAGCGGCTTTGTTGCTAACGAATTGCAAGCCAGTATTACCACATTCGGCGATGGTCAAAGCATGGTTATCCCTGCAAGCCGCCCAATGACATTGTTTAATCAAGGTGATTTTTGGGTACGTGCAACAAATGCCACGACCAAAGGTCAAAAAGTATTTGCTTCTTTGTTAGATGGTCGAATTTCAACAGCCGCCGCAGGAGCAACAATTGCAGCCGCTAGTGTGACAGGTGCAATTGCAGGCACTACATTAACTGTTAGCGGAGTATTTAGCGGTACATTAGTTGTTGGCCAACAAATTACAGGTACAGGCGTTGCAGCAGGTACTTATATTATCGCGCTTGGTACAGGTTCGGGCAGTACAGGTACTTACACTGTCAACAATAGCCAAACCGTCTCTAGTACCACTATTACCGCCATTGCCTCAGTCGAGACTAAATGGTCAGTGGTCGAACCTGTTTTAGCAGGCGAATTAGTTAAAATTTCTTCATGGGGTGCTTAATATGGGCGTAATGTTGGCCTTAGACGGCAAAAAGTTCAGTTCTGACGAGTTAGTCGCTCGCGGCGTGGTTATTCCAAACATTAAAGGTTTTATTGATACCAATTCATCTTTTTCGATGAAATTGGCGCAAGATGCTCAGCCTGCAATGTTCCAATCTCAAAACGCGGGTATTCCCGCATGGATGACACAATACGTTGACCCCGAAGTCATTCGCGTATTGTTTTCGCCAATGAAAGCCGCTCAGATTGTTGGTGGTGAGATTAAAAAAGGTTCGTTTTCAACTAAGACAATGCAATTTGGCCAAGTTGAATCTATCGGCCAAGTGTCAAGTTATGGTGATTACAGCGAAAACGGCATGAGCGAAGCCAATTTGAATTGGATTTATCGTGATTCCTACAATTTCCAAACCTTTACCCAATGGGGCGAATTAGAGCTAGAAGTTGCGGGCGATGCTCAAATTGGTTTAGGTTCTGAAAAGCAGATTGCCAGTGCGTTTGTTTTAGCCAAAGCGTTAAACAAGTCTTATTTTTATGGCGTAAGTGGCTTACGCAATTATGGTTTATTAAATGACCCTAATTTGTCAGCACCATTAACGCCGACAGCCCAATGGTCGTTAGTCGGTACAACTGCTCAAACTGTTTATGATGACATTGTACGCATTGTTGCTAAAGTCATCACACAGACTCAGGGCATTGTTGATGCTGATACGCCGATGGTTTTGGCCATGTCGCCAACTGCCGCGCTTGCGTTGAACAAAACAAACCAATTTAACAATAACGTCAAAGTTTTGTTAAATACAAACTTCAAAAATATGCGCTTTGAAACTGCTCCTGAATACAGTACAGGTAGTGGTGAGTTGGTGCAGTTGATTGTTGACAGTTTAGACGGTAAGAAAGTGGCAGAAGTTGCATTTAATGAAAAAATGCGCGCTCATGCCGTTGTTGTTGGTTCGTCAAGTTACAAGCAGAAAAAATCTTGTGGCACTTGGGGTGCTATTATTCGTTATCCTATTGGCATCGCACAGATGCTCGGAGTGTAAAAAATGGGTGCAGTAGTTACAGTGGGGTGTAAATTGCCGCATGGTTTGGTTGCTCAAGTGGGTGACCAAACTATCACGTTTAAAGGCTTGAACAGTACGCAGCATGGTGATGGCGAGACATTGATTTTATTCAATCACTATGCGCTAACTCACAATGTCCCCGAAGAATTTTGGGACGCTTGGGTAAAAGCTCATGCTGACTTTGCGTTTGTTAAAAACGGCATGGTGTTTGCTGATAAGGTCGTTAAAAATGTCGATGCGATTGCTAAAGAGCGCAAATCTGAAAAGACAGGTTTTGAGTTCTTAGACCCAAAAGCAAAGCAAGAAAGCGTTGAACCATTTAAGGCTGATTAGTTATGGGCATTGTCACATTCAATCCAACAACATTTAAAGTCCGTTATCCTGAATTTTCAACGGTTCAGGACGATGTTTTGCAAATGTTTTTTGATGAATCGACAATGCTCTTAAATAATACCGAGTCATCTCGCGTTGTAGATGTTGGGCAGCGAAGCGTATTGTTAAATATGTTAGTTGCTCATATCGCATTTTTAAATGTTGGTGCAAACGGACAACAACCCAATGGACTTGTTGGGCGTATCAACTCAGCGACAGAGGGAAGTGTCAGTGTAGGTACAGATTATGGACAAACGAACAACAATCAAGCGTGGTATTTACAGACAAAATACGGCGCGGCTTATTGGAATGCTACAGCACCCTATCGTCAAATGATTTATCGTAGGGGGCAATCCTATTCAGCCCCGTCAACCGTCAATCCATATTTGATAGGTGGTTAAATGGCTTCTTTATCGGGTGGCGGTGATATGCAAAGTTACTTGCAAAGCATTGCTAAGAAGATACAAGACGCAGGTATTTTAAGAGTTGGTTTTTTGGAGGGCGCAACATATCCCGATGGTACAAGCGTACCCGAAGTTGCAGCTAAAAATGAGTATGGCGCGAAAGGCGTACCGATGCGGCCATATTTTCGGACGATGATTAAGAATAAAAAGCCTAATTGGGCAGTAAGTATTGGCCAAGTTTTGGCTAATAATAATTATGATATTGATAAAACATGGCAATTGATGGGTGAGGGAATCAGAGGGCAGTTACAGCAATCAATTAGAGACTGGACTACGCCGCCAAATTCACCCGATACGATTGCTAAAAAAGGCTTTAATAAGCCTTTGATTCATACAAGCCATATGCTAAACAGTGTCGATTATGATTATGGTAAAAAAGAATGAACCTACACCAAATCGCTAGTGGCGCAATCAGTGCAGTCAATCCCTTTGTTGATATGGTTTTTTCTATTAGCTCAGGTTTTACACAGAGCGCGGATTATAAACGAGTCCCGACATTTACAACCGTAACAAAAAGCGGTCAATTCCAAAATCTAAGCGCGAAAGAATTAGAACAATTAAATGGCTTGAATCTTGAGGGTGACTTAGGCGCAATTTATGTAAACGGCGAATTTGATGGGGTTGTACGCGGATTAGGCAAAGGTGGCGATAAAGTCACATTTAACGGTAAAACATGGTTAGTCGTTCAGGTTTTAGAGCAATGGCCAGACTGGTGTAAAATTGCTATTTGTTATAATCAGGGGCGCACATGATACCTAGCATTACGCAATCAGATGTTTTGAAAGCCGTTGGCGATTTTTTGGTAACTGTTTTGCCGAGTGGATTTTCTGTTATTCAGGCATTAGATAATTTAGTTGCACCGCCTGTTACTAATTACGCGGCTATGCAAATAGTCACACAATCACGATTAGCCACAAACATACAAACAGACACGCTAGACCTGATAGACGGCGATTACTCACAAATTACCCAAAAAACAGAAATATCGATACAGGTTGATATTTATAGCGAAACCGCATCAAATCAGGCAAGTGTTATAAGTACCCTATTCCGAGATGCTTATGCGTATAATTCTTTTCCTGAAAACATAAAACCTTTATATTGTGACGACCCAAAGCAAATTGTTTTTGTCAATGATGCGATGCAATACGAAAAAAGGTTTATGATTATGCTTTATTTGCAGTATGACCCGACAGTCACGGTCAGTACACAATTAGCGGTAGAGTTAAACGCTCCTACCATTTATCCAGTAATTGAGGGTGTTTTATGACTTCTATCCCTATTAGTACCATTGTTCAAGTGAATCCCGATGTGGTCGGGACGGGTGGCAATCCTTTAGCCTTAAATTTAGTATTGATTACTAAAAACGATGCTGTACCCGCTCAAAACTTACTACAGTTTAACTCAGCCAATGCGGTGAGCGATTATTTTGGCTCTAGTGATACGATTGCACAAATGGCCGATATTTATTTCAAAGGCTATGACGGTGCAACACAGTTACCGAGTACCTTATACATTGCACACTATGCCGACACGGACGACAACGGGCGTATCTTTGGCGGCTCTTTGGCCAATGTTGATTTAGACACGCTTAAAACCTATACAGGGACTTTAATAGTTACGATTGCAGGTGTAGCCAATACATCTAGCTCTATTAGCCTAAGTGCAGCGACAAGTTTTAGCAATGCCGCTACCATCATCACAGCCGCGTTTACTTCGCCCGATTTTGCCGTGACCTATGATTCACAGCGTCAACGTTTTGTGGTGACATCGACAAGCGCGGGTGTTGATGAGACTGTAATTTATGCCACGGGTACAATCGCAGCAAGCCTTAAATTGACACAGGCAACAGGTGCAATTTTAAGTCAAGGTATTGATGCAGAAACGCCAAGCGATGTATTAGACCGCGTTTTGAGTGTCAGTCAGAATTGGTCAACATTTACAACAGATTACGAACCTTTACTTGCAGAGAAAAAACTCTATGCTGCATGGTCAAACAACACTAATCAACGTTATTTATACATTTGTTACGATAGCGACAGTAACGCAATTGTGGCCAACTCTAGCGCAACAATGGGGCGTTATTTAATAGACGGCAAATTTGATGGTACTGTCTGTATTAGTGGTCAACCAAGTGTTGCTACAGATGCGGGTTCAAGTGTTGTCGCTATGGCGCGTGACATTGCCGCGTTTTTAGCGGGTACGATTGCAAGCGTTGATTTTAGCGCAACTAATGGTCGAATCACTTTTGCATTCAAACATCAATCAGGCTTGGCAATTAACGTTAATGACGAACAAATTGCAGCTAACTTGATAGGCAATGGTTACAACTTCTATGCTGCTTATACAGAGGGTAGCAATGATTTTAACTGGTTCTATAATGGTAACATTGCAGGGCGTTGGGTGTGGTTAGATTCGTATGTTAATCAAATCTATCTCAATAGCCAATTCCGTTTAGCAGGTGCAACTTTGCTTGATTCTGCAAACGCGGTGGATTACGGCACAGTTGGACAAACTCAATTGCGCGAATCGTTAAAGCCTGTTATTCAGGAGGCGTTAAATAGCGGTATCATTCGTACAGGTATTACATTGTCTAGCGCACAAGCAACACAAGTTAATACTCAAGCGGGATTGCGTATTGATAACTTTTTGCAAACAGACGGTTATTATTTGCAGATTAAGCAGCCAAGCGCACAGGATAGAGGCTTACGCAAATCGCCAATAATCAATTTTTGGTACACAGACGGTGGTGCAGTTCAACAAATCGTCTTAAATTCTTACAACGTGTTATAAGGCGGTGATTTATGAATATTACCAGTGCTAATAGTGTTTTTATGCTCTCGTTTGGCTCTTTGTTTCCTATCCCTCAAAAATTAGAGGGCTATGCAGCAGACGACAGCTTCATGGCCGATGTGGTCGAGATTGCTCAAACCGTGATGGGTGTTGATGGTAAATTGTCTGCGGGTTATGTGCCTAATCCAACAGTTATGACCATCACTTTTCAACCCGACAGCCCCTCAATTGAAAAGTTTGAGTTTTTAATAGCAGCGATGCGCCAAGCGCGTGATATTTTTGAGCTATCAGCGACAATTGCATTACCTGCAATCGGACGTTCTTATGCTTGTGTTAAAGGTGTTTTGACCGAGTACAAACCGTTACCCGATGCTAAGAAATTGTTGCAGCCTGTGACTTATAAAATCACATGGCAGACAATTGAAGTCGGCGCAATCTAATCGAATTAACTAGACTAGCGAAAGCGAAAAGTCAGCCCCACATGGCCTGTCTAGTTATTACCGTGGGGGATATTATCGTGGGGATAATGATATGGCTAGACGTGAAGAATTTTACACAGTATCAGGCAATAACCGAGATTTTAACAAAACCTTTGTTATTACCGAAATGTCGGCCTTTGATGCTGAATCATTTGCAATTAAATTGGGATTGCTTTTGCTCTCAAACAATCCCGAATTGCCAAGCGATTTAACTCAGAAAATACAGGGCAATGAATTATCAATGCAAGATATTGCTCATTATGGTTTTAGATTGTTGCAAGGCTTAAATTACGATGCAATCAAACCTGTGCTTGATGATTTAATGATGTGCGTACAAATCATTGTTGATAAGAAGTCTGGTATTAGACGTGAATTGGTTAATGAAGATATTGAAGAAGTTAAAACCATTATAACTTTGCGTAAAATGGTGATAGGGCTTCATGTAAATTTTTTAGATACCGAAGATACCCAAAATACGGCTACATAGAGCCGTCAAACGTGCCTCAAATCGGTTATGCTAATATACCACGCATCATCGGTTTGATAGTGTCTAAACGGTATGCAACATTGCACGATTTAAAAACAGTTATTGGTATGGCAGAGGCTTATGATTTAGTCGAGATTATCTCAGTCGATGCGTACAATAACTATTTAGCGAGTAAGAAATAAATGGCAACAGTGATTGATGCGCTAGTCGTAACGCTTGGTTTAAATGCTCAAAACTTTACACAGGGCAATCGTGAGGCGAATCAATCACTAGACCGCACACGCCAAAACACAAAGGACGTGACCAAAGAAGAGGATAAGCGCGAAAAGCAGCAAGAGCGCACACGCAAGGCTCGCAATCGTGACCACATCGAACAGCGTAAACAGCAAAAAGAAAGCATAGATAACTTTAAAGAGATGACTAAGCAAGCCGTCTCTTTTTTTGGCTTTGCTACGACTTTTGGCGGCATGGCATCATGGATTGGTGGTATTACCCAAGCTAACAGTCAACTTTACCGCGTGTCAAATAACTTAGGCATGGGTGTTGGGTCTTTAAAAAAGTGGGGCATGGCCATTGAGCAAACGGGCGGTGATGCTAAATCGGCAGTTAGCACAATGCAGATGATTAGCGATACTTTAACAGGACTGCAACTTGGCATCATGCCTCAAAATGCCGCCGTCTTTAGTATGTTGAAAGTTGACTTAAACAAAGCGTACAACTCAGCAGAGCCGCTTGTTGAAGTCCTGAAAATGATTAACGCAGAAGCTCAAAACATAAAAGAAAAAAAGGGCATTAGAGAAGCGTTTAACATCGTCAAGATGGTTATTCCTGATTACGACATGGCAAATCTTTTAGTTAAAGACCCTAAAGAATTAGATGCGTTTCTTGCCAGTGTTGAAAAAATCAACAAACTAGACCAAAAGGGCGCAGAAAACTCAGCCAAATTAGCGCAACAATGGGTTATTTTAAAACAGAAAGGCGAGGCATTAGGCCAGACTATTGAAGAAAAAGTCACGCCTAAGATTTTTGATTTTATCAAAGGACTAGAGAAATTAGTTGAAGAAAACCCTAAAGCGGTGGCGGCTGTGGGTGTTTTGGCAGGTGCTTTTTTATTAAAGTTTTCGCCTGTTCGCGCTATTCTTGCAAGTGTTGCAGGATTGTTAGTTGCAGATGATTGGGTAACTTGGGCAAATAAAGGCGAATCACAAATAGGCCGATTGGTTGCAGCCGCCAAGCAGTTTTGGTACACGTTTAACGGTGCATTTGATGAAAAATCAAAGTTGGCTTTAGATATAAAACATCAGGACTTTTGGAAAAGAGCGTTAAATAATATAAACCATATTATTTATGGCGGTAGCACAAAATCAAAAGTCACATATGGTGAAAATAGCTCAAGTAGCAAAAAAAGGGATAAACATGGCAATTTAGTGTCCGCTCGTTTAATTCCAAATATGACACCTAGTCAATTAAAAGCAGATTTATTGTCTAAAGGCTGGCCTGAAAAAGAAGCTCAAGCAGAAATAGACAAAATAGTAAAAGATGTTGGGCTTTCAAAATATGGATATATTAACGCAAAAACAAATATGCCAAAATTTAGTGCGTCCTCAAATTTATCACAAGAGCAAGTTTTGCAGCTTCAAACCAATGCCGCAAAACTAGCCGCGAATCCAAGCGGCTATAACAATACACAATCAAGCAGTACTACGACAAACAGTACAAACGTTGGTCAAGTGATTATCAATACTCAAGCAAGTGATGCGCGTGGGGTTTATAATGAGTTTGTGAATCGTGTATTGGTCAATCAAGCAGAATCGGGGGGGTTTTAATGCCTATTACGCCTATTACTAAACCATTGTTTCCCGATGTGCCTAATGTTTTGGGTGTTCCCGCATTGCGTAGGGAGTTTACTACACGTCAAGTCACACGCCTTATAGTTAGCCGTATTTTATCGCGCATTCTGCTAAGTCGATTTACGCGGACGGGCGTATGGGGGCTTTACGATAAAAATGGTAAAGTCTCACGCGCTGATTCTGTTTTTTCATTGGATTTTAAAGGCGCGTCTAAAATATCCGAAGTGCCATTACAAAATGGCTCATTTGCAGCGTACAACAAAGTACAGTTGCCTAATTTTCAATTATTGCGATTGATAAAAACAGGTAGTGATTTAGAGCGCAATCAGTTTTTAACCGAGATTGATAACGCCAAAAAAAGCACCGACTTGTATTATATTGTCACGCCCGAAAGAACGTATTTTAATATCAACATTGAAGACTATGCTTACAAGCGCACAGCGCAAGACGGCGTATCTATGCTGATTGTTGATATTACATTCAAAGAGATTCGACAAGTTAGCCCTGCATTTTCTACAGTAAAGCTAGAAGATGCTAAAGCACCGACAGCACCAAGCCCAAAGTCTAGCGGCGTGGTACAATTACAACCTGTGCCACCTGCTAAACAACAATCAATTTTAACGTCTATTTTTGGGGGCTTATGATGTTTGAAGTGCCACTACAGGCGACAGAAAGCCAAACGATTACGATTTTGCTTAATAACCAAAATTGCCAAATTAACATCTATCAAAAAAGCACAGGCTTATATTTAGATTTATTTAAAGACAATGATGTAATCATTCGCACTCGTTTATGCGTTGACCGCATACCTATTATTCGCAATCGTTCAAGCGGTTTTGTCGGGGAATTATATTTTGTTGATGGTTCGGGCAATCAAAACCCAGACTATTTAGGGCTTGGTACTAATTTTAGGTTGTATTATGTCTAGCTCATTTGTGAACCCTAAAAAAATACGCTTTACATTTACGCTTGCAATCGGCTCTTTTGAAGATGGCAGCAATCAGGTAATTATCGAGGGTTTTAGGTCAGCCGTTGATATTCAAAAAGCGGGCGGGTCAATGATGGTAACAGCCACAGCTAAGATATGGGGATTATCTCAAGACGTTATAAGTCGATTAACTACGCTTGCCTACTTTGCTTTTACCTATGCAAAAAACACGATAAAAATTGAGGCTATAGACGGCGATACGGTGACAACAGTTTATACGGGTTCAATCCTAAATGCGTGGGCGGATTATTCATCTATGCCCGATGTGTTTTTGTATATTGAAACGCAAGTCGGACATTATGAGCAGTTATCCATTGATAAAACGTTAGAATATCAAGGCGTGTGGCAAGTAGGCGATTTAATGGGGATTATTGCAAATAGATTAGGTGTAGCGTTTGAGAATAATAACGTGACCAAAACGATTAACAATCCAAAATATAACGGCTCTTTGATTGACCAATTAAGACAGCTTGGTCAAGACACGCAAACAGACTTCTATCTTGATAATAATGTATTAGCCATTTGCCCAAGAAACACACCGCGAACCGTTGGCCAAAACGTGATACCAATAGTATCAGACAAAACAGGTATGATTGGTTATCCTACGTTTAACACGGTAGGGATTATATTCAGGACGTTGTTTAATCCTGCTATTGTTTTTGGTGGTCAAATTACAGTCGAATCTGATATAAAACAAGCCAATGGTCTATGGCAAACATTTTCTATCAATCACTATTTAGAATCTGAAAAGCCCGATGGTCAATGGTTTAGTACAATCACTTGTTTATTTTCGGGGCTAGTACCACGATGAGTTTAGACATTAGGCAAGGTAATCAGACTAAGTTTTCGGCATCTAGTGACTATAACGCGCTTGTGTTCTTTTTTACTCAAATGATAAATAAGAAACACACAATGACGTTAGTACAGGTTAGGCAAGTTAATGATGACAATACAGTCAACGTGCAGCCGCTTGTTAATATGCTAGATTCAAAAGGTAATGCCGTGCCTTATGGTGTGCTTTTTTCTTTGCCTTTTGTTAGGTTGCAGGGCGGTAACACAGGCGTATTATGTGACCCCAAAATAGGCGATATTGGCCTGGCCATTTTTGCAGATAGAGATATTACAAACGTTATAGAAACAAAAGAACAATCTAATCCTAACTCATATCGCGTTATGAGTATGAGTGATGGCATTTATTTGTCGGGTGTGCTTAATCCTGAACCAACACAATACCTAAATTTTAATAACGGCGGTTTTGTCGAATTGGTTAGCGCGTTAGTCAAAATCAGTGGCAATCTATCAGTCGGCACAGGTGCGACAGGTGTATTTAGTTCAAGCACTGGCCAAGTTATCAATGTCAATAATGGGGTAATCACAAATATATTATGAGTATTATTAACCAAGAGTACTACGATAATTTATTAACTCAGATTGACAATGTCACGTCATGCGCTGAATTACAGGCGACATCAAACATTGTTATTAAAACCATGCAAGACCAATTGGCCATTATTCAAGAACAGTTAGCTAAAGTTAATCCTATTTTAGAATTGCTTAGCGCACCAACAACGCCCGATGAGGTGATAGAATGGATTGGCGGATTGATTGAAAATGTCATTAAACCATTGGCCGCTCCTGCTTTGACTTATCAGTCACAAACCGCTTTTTTAGTTATACAAATTGGATTAACGATTGATAAAATCAAAGACAAGGCTAATCAATTTGCTAATTGTGAGATTGCACCATGACCACATTATTACTAGACCAAAACACATGGGATTTAGTGGTAGACTCATCGGGTAACATTGCTCTCGCTGATTCGCCTTACTCACTCGCTCAAGATGTGGCTAGTGCGTGTCGTTTGTTTTTGGGTGAATTGTGGTACAACACAAATAAGGGCGTACCATACAACGAAGAAATTTTAGGCAAATTACCCACCGAAGATGCTTTAAGACAATACCTGATTGATGCGGCTTTGTCGGTGCAAAATGTGGTAAGTGCCGATGTAGAAATAAATAGTTTTGATGGTCGGTCATTATCGGGTATATTAACATTCACAGATAGTTTAGGCGGTACATTTAATGTCGGGTTTTAGCAGCGTACCTAAAATTGAATTTACAGACAGCGGCCTAGTATTGCCTCAAGAGAGCGATATTTTAACAGGCTGCTCAGCAGACATTAACGCCGCTTTTGGCAATCAATTAAGCGAAAACTTAGAAACGCCACAAGGCCAACTTGCATCGAGTTGGACAGCTATCATTGCAGATAAAAATGATAGTTTTGCTCAGTTTGTCTCACTCGTTGACCCAGCAACATCTAGCGGCATTATGCAAGATGCTATCGCTAAACTTTATTTTTTAGAACGCTTACCACCTTTACCAACAATTGTTAATGTTAATTGTATTGGCGTGTCAGGTACTGTTATCCCTGCAAACTCACAAATAACCGACATTGACGGCAATTTTTATTATGCTGTCGATGGTGGGGTGATTGGTAGCGGTGGCAATGTTACGCTAGAGTTTGCCAATTTTGAAAACGGCGCGATACCCTGTGCAATTAACAGCGTTAAAATATATCAGGCAGTAGCAGGGCTTGACCGTGTTGAAAATGTCGCGGCGGGTACGCTTGGTCGAGATGCTGAAACGCCACAGGCTTTTGAGTACAGACGCAAGTTAAGCGTATTCCAAAATGCTAACGGGTCAGTCGGTGCTATATTCTCAAACGTGCTAGCCGTTGCTAATGTGTCCGATGCGATTGTTATCAATAACCCAAGAAGCACGTCATTAAGTTATGGTTCAACTAATTATGTCCTTGCGCCTAATTCCGTGTATGTCGGCGTGGTTGGTGGCGATGATGATTTAATTGGCAGGGCTATTTTACAAAAGTTAAATTTAGGTTGCGGCATGAATGGCGACACGACAGTGAGTGTGCCTGATACTAGCTACAGCTCACCACAGCCCACATACGATATTACATTCAATCGCCCGACTGATACCCGATTCAAAATAACGGTACAAATTCAAAACACGCCATTGTTACCAAGTGGTATTGTGCAAAGCGTAAAGACTGCAATTGTTAATGCGTTTAACGGCGTGGGCGGTCAAAAGGCGCGTATTGGTGGTACGGTGTTAGCAAGTAATTTTTACTACAATATAGCTACCGTTGGCCAAAATGTTTTTATTTTGTCGGTGCTTGTGTCAAAAAGCACACAGCCTGTTATTTTTAATTCGATTGCTTTTGGTATTGATGAAAATCCGACATTAGATGAATCCGATATTCTAGTGAGTTTGGTATGATTGGTTATCAACAGACAATTATCAGTCAGTACGCACAATCGCCCACGATTGTACAGTTGATTGATAATGTTAATCAGTGGATTAGTCCCGATGTTGATTTTTACAATTTTACCAATTGGATATGGAATATCGACACGGCGCGTGGTTTTGGTTTGGATATTTTAGGCCGCATCTTAGGCATCACAAGACGTTTTTTTGTGATTCAACCTGATACCTATTTTGGCTTTGATGAAAACTCAAGCGATTATCAACCATTCAATCAAGCCCCTTTTTATAATGGTTCTAATGATTCGGACTCAGTTATTTTAGATGATGATAATTATCGTATGGTGTTATTAACCAAAGCATTTTTAAACATCAATCCGATTAACGCGCTAACCATTAACCAAGCATTAACCATGTTAATTTTTAGGGCGCGGTAAATGCTACGTTATCGACAATCAAGATATGACCGTAACTTATACGTTTGAGTTTGTTTTGTCGTTATTGGATAAAGCCATTTTACGCGATTTAATGCCCACGATTGCAGGTGTTGAAACTGCAATAAGCGAGATTTAGTTATGTTATTAAGCAATGCCCCAAGAAAAGTAGCACTGCCCTTTGCTGAAAATGGCGAGAAAAATACTATCCCAGAGGGTTCTAGTCCATCGGCAGGTTTTGCTTCAATGAATGATGGATTCCCGCCATTGACTAGACAGCCTGTTGGTAGTGGTGGCATACCCCCACAGGGCTTAGATATGAATGGTATTTTATACTATTTGTCATCGCTCAATAAATGGCAGTCGGCGGGCGGTAGTTTTGTTTACGATTCTACTTTTGCAAACGATAGCGATGTGGGCGGCTATCCTAAAGGCGCGATTTTGTTGCGTTCCGATGGTGATGGTTTTTGGTTAAACCGTGTTGATAACAACACAACAAATCCAGATACAGGCGGCGCGAATTGGCAACCGATTAACAATGTTGGCATAACATCTAAAACATTAACGAGCAGCGATGTAACACTAACCAATGCCGAAGCCTCAAAAGACATTATTGTTTTATCGGGTACATTAACTGCTAATGTCAATTTGATTATGCCTGTTTTTGTTAAACAGTGGATTGTTGCCAATAACACAAGCGGTGCATTTACGGTAACAGTTAAGACAGCAAGTGGCACAGGTGGCCTAGTCACACAAAGCACAAGCCGTGTATTTTATGGCGATGGTACTAATGTTTACGGCGTTAATCCATTGATTGCTAGTCAAGCACAGGTTGATGCTGGTACAGATACAATTACATTTGTAACGCCTAAGACGTTTAAAGATTCGCAATTGTTAGCAGACAAGGCTGATAAAAACGGCAATGCAAGCAATCGCTTTAAAGTGGCTGCTGCTGTTGATGCAGATGATGCTGTAAGAAAATCACAACTACCTGCACAAGCTACTGACGCTATTGTTGGAATAAGCCGTGAGGCAACGGCAGCCGAAGTTTTGGCGGGTACGTTAGCGGGTGTGTTTATATCACCCGACAATTTAAGCAGTGCGTTTCCTGCTAGTGATACAACATTACAATTATCAATAGGACTGCCTAACGGCTATATTATAAAAATGGGGTACACAGAGTATGGCGAATTGCCAGCGGGAGTTGTGACAGTACCTACTACTTTTACAAATCAATTTCCATCTGATTGTTTATTTGCACTCGCTAGTCCGTATAACCCTAATTTATCAGGTCAAATGTCGTTTATTTGCACAATGAGGTCGTGGGCAGATGATGGTATATCCGTTGATATGGTAGAGTTGGCAGGCAGTGGTGACCAATTCGATGCGTCTTATGTTTGGATTGCAATCGGTAAATAAATTTTTTTCGTGGTGGTGATTTATGACAGATGTTCGTGTATTGCGAGTAACGCAAGGTTTTAATGGATGGTCACCACGTTTAGCGGTTATCACTGATGGTGCGCGTAGTGTTTTAAAGTTGGTCGGGTGGACAGGTGGGACGGGCAATGTACCACCTTATGATTTATATTTAGGCGCAATCGGTTATGTGACTGACATAGAAGATGCGGTTGATATTCGCGGCGACAATGCGTATTTGTATGTCGCTTATGCAGATGATGCTAGTGGTACAGGCTTTACATTAACGTTTGATGATACAAAACATTATATTGCTATCAAACAAACGACATCGCCGATTGCATCGCCAATTGCCAGTGATTTTGCGGGGCTTTGGGTTATTTATAGCGGTAATCCTGACTTAAGTGATTATTTGACGATTGCTAACTCACGTTATCAGTTTATTAGCAGTGGTGCTACCTCGTATTTAATATCACAAAGCGCGGTTACACCAAACGGCAATACTATTATTGAATTTTCTAATAACTCACTGACTAGCATTATTGTCAACACATCGACAGGCACAGGCAAAACGGCTGGCGATAGCGTGACGTTGAGCATAACAGGTACTTACGGCGCACAAACTCTCGTTGCCGATGGTGTGACAATTAACGGCAATTTAGCGTTTAGTAACTCTGTTAAAATCAAGACGCTAATTTATCGCGGTAGCAACACATGGACGGTATTAGGGGGTTAATATGTTTCCATTAGCTTTGCTTAATCCATCGGGGGCGGTGCTAACCACAGTATTAAATTTAGAATTTAATGGTGCAGATGGTTCAGCAATTATCGACAGCACAGGTAGACACACACCTTCGTTATCAGTGTCAGGTACTCGCGCAATACTAAACAATCAACTCAATTTAGCGGGTAATGGGTTTATCAGGGCAGACGCTGCAAATACGGCAAGTAGTGACTTTGATTTTTCTAGCTCAGATTTTGAGGTTGAATGTAAAGTCACTTATACAAGCGGTCAATACGTTTGGGTACATACTGCAAGTGATGCTGCGCTTGGTTTATTATTGCGTTTTGATAGTGCTACAACAATTCATGTGCGCTCAGCAACCAATACACTTATGATGCAATACACAGCCCCGACTACATTTATTGGCAGACAAGCCAAAATCAAAGTGTCGCTTACAGGTACAACATACTCGTTAAAAGTTGATGATATACAAGTGGCGACTGTTTCTAGTAGTGGTTTTGCAATTGGTAGCAATGGTTTTATTATCGGCTCTTTTCCTGGTTCAGTGGGCATGACAGGGTTGATTGACGATTTTGTGGTAAAACGCAAATTCTGACGCTAGTTTTATATTTAAAGAGGTTTTTATGTCAAATTTATACGCGGTCACTGATTCCTATCAGTTAATTTATAATCCTGCTGTCAGTGGGGATTTTTCGGGCTATATGCAGTCAGTGGGCGGTAATACAATCACCTGTAAAATTGCAGACTCTTTGCCGTCCGATGATGTTGGCAGTTTTGAAATTGAAGTGGGCGATTTAGTCGAGACCATTTTAAACGGGATTTATATTCGAGTTGACGGTTTAGTTGATGCGACATTAAACACAGGGTTACAGCTATACGCAAAAACAGCGAGCGGTGATGGTACTTTATCGCTAGTTGCACCGATTGATATTTCTATTGGTAGTGACCCGATAAGCGATTCAAACCCTATCCCGACCAAATCAGTCGCTACACCCACCAACAAAAGCGGCACTATCACGACAGGCGGTACGGCTCAAGTGTTAATGGCTGCTAATAGTGGGCGCAAAGGCATTGAGTTTTATAATAACTCAGTCGGTAGCTTATGGCTTAATGTTGTTGGTACTGCTACTGCGGGCGGTGGTTCTATCGAAGTGCGAAGTGGTGGTTATTGGTCGCCTAGTGTTTGTCCAGTGACTGCTATTAGTGTCATCGGTGCAACAACAGGTCAAGCATTCACTTGTTGGGAGTATGCGTAATGTTGCTTAATCCTGAAATTATCAGTTATACATGGGCAAATAAACCCGCTATTGCTCCGCAAGGGCAAATTATCTGCATTACCGATATTGGTGAGAATGGTTCGTTATGGCGTGGTGATGGTACAAAGTGGGTACGATTGCACACAATTGTTTTTTATAGCTTACCTGCAAATGTGTCGCTCACAGGCACAACAACCGAAACCACGTTAGCAACAGTGACAATTCCCGCAGGACTCTTGGGCAGCAACGGTAAAATAATTGTATATCCCTTGTGGACAATGACCAACAGTGCAGGCCAAAAGAGTTTTAAACTAAAACTCGGTGGACAAACGTGCTATCAAGTAAGTTTAACAACATCTGCACATTCTGCTTCGCTTTTGCTTGTTAGAAATTTTAACAGCGTATCAGCCCAAAAAACATCAACGGGACTAAGCGCAGGGCTTGGAGCTACGACTGCGACAATCTCAAACACTACCGTAAACACAGCAATAGCTCAGGATTTAACAATCACAGGTCAATTAGCAAATGGCACAGATACAATGACATTAGAAGGCTTTTTTGTGGAGATTGCATAATGAAAACAATTAACGCGGTTTTAATTGAAGATGTTTTAACCCCTGTTGAGCCATTACCCACGGACGCGGTAAAAATTGTTTTTGATGGTGAACAGTATGTCGTTTATGAGGACGGAGATGACTTGCTAGATGAATAAATACACGATAGCAGAGCGCGTTAATTCTCACGTCAATAATTCAGTCACTTATAAGACCGATTTAGAGCAGTACAAAACGCCTGAATTTTGGATAAATGCAGGTCGTTATGGTGATTGTGAGGACTACGCGCTATTAAAACGCGCTTATCTGTTAGAGCAGGGTTGGGACGCTGACAAAATCCATTTGGCGTGTTGTTGGACTGAAACAGGCGAGTATCACTGTGTTTTATTAGTTGATACTGATAAAGGGTGGTATGTGCTAGACAATCGCCACGAATGGCCAATGAAGCCCAAATCGCTAGGTTATACATGGGATAAGGCTTTGAGAGAGGACGGCAAATGGTACGCTATATCGTTTTAGTTATAATGTTGTCGGGTTGTGCATCACATGACAGCCCGACATGGGGCGAACAACAAAAACCCCCATTTGGTTGGACTCAGTATTGCATTGATAATCCAAAAGACATGCAATGCAAACATTGACATTGTGCAATGTAAAATGACGTATAACTACGGATAATGCGTGTTATACGTCAAATTGGGGTCTAAATACGAGTTAGACGCTACGGGTACGCACTGCCAACTTGCCCTCTTTCATTGCTGCCTGTGCATTGGTTGTCGTGGTGGTTTGCCTTCGGGCATCGTTTACAGCCGCAAGT